AAGACCGCCATAGTAAGCTGTCTCGAACAGGGCCCGATCGCGCTCGGGGTTGCGGCTTCCGGCTGTAGCTCGGATGAGCAACTGAATCTCGACTTCCGGCATAATGCGCTGGGCGAGCTTCCGGGGTGCCTTCTTCAGTTTGATCAGTGGGCCGACGTTGAATGTGGTGTAGCCAACCTGATGAGCGAAGCCGAGCAGCGCCTTGATAGCGGCAACCTGCGTATTCACTGTTGATGCCGAGGCCGGTGAGCCGTCTTCCTTTGCACGCATGGCTTCGAGCGCCGTCTGCACATCGTCGATCGTTGCCTGCCGGAGATTAGCTCCCGAGTTCTCGATAGCAGCGACGAACCGGCGACCTATCCGTTCATAAGCCCGGAGTGTGTGCCGCGATCCGCCAGCATGGGATTTCAGCCAGACCGACACCAGCTCATCATCGCGCCGAGCCGTCGTATGAATCGTCGGAAGCCGCTCAGCATCGGAACCGGCGATCTCCGATCGCTCCGGCTGAATGATCTGCAACTCAGTCCCGATCATAGCTCTCCTCATATATGCCGATAACAGTAATTATCGGTATATAATAGAGCGAGGTCGAGTAGCAAGGCAGCGCTCATCAAATAGAGCGTTTCACGCGACTTGACCGGTATGTGGGCCCCAAGATCAAGGGTGAGCGCAACATTAGCGTCATACCCCCAAGCGGTGTTGCGTTCGGGTGTTGCGCACGATAATTGCGCAATCAGCCAATTATAATTTCGATTATTTCCCGATTTTAAATTGGGCTTACCGTGATGCTAGGTACAACTTATCCGTGTTTGCGACAGTCTCGCCCAGCTGCACCATCAGCTTTCGCATTGCTTCGGTGGCAGCGTCTTCGACGGATGCGGCTCCGCCTGAGCAAAGCGCACCCGCATCGCTTTCGCGCTCGGCTATACCTTCAACGGTTTTGCCGACCACTCGACCGTCAGGGCCATCGACGGTGATTGATGCCGCGAGCTGAATCGTCGTGGATATGGTTGCATTCCAGAATCCCGGAACGGCGATTAACCGGCCCTCCATGGATTCCCCTCGGACAATGATCTGCCCACGATAACCTGCGGTGCGAAGGGTTTGACCTTGCAAGGGCGTTGGCACGTCTTCAACCTGATCGAAGATATTTGCGAGCGTCGCCCGCACCGACGATTTGAAGCCCTCGGTCATGTTCAGGGGGTATGAGTGCGCCGCACAGTTCGTGCCACGTGGGTGTATGACCTTATTGAGTTCGCCAGGATCCACATAAAGGGCGAAGCGCCCTGGCGCCTTTTGTGAATGGCTGGATACGATATTCACTGCGCCGGTCGAGATGGGCTTCGCATCATACGCACAACCCGAGAGGAATATGGCCCCTGCAACCGCAGCAGATAAACCTCTCATCGTCGTCGCCCCCTTGTGAATCAGTTGAGCAACGCTAACTCGTAGTGCGATCAACAACACGTGGCCTTGAGGTTTTGCACAGAGGTCTTTTGACGGCCCCGCTTTCGGAGCTTCAGAAGGGGATTTCATCGCCGATGCTTGAGGGGGCCGAGGCGGGATCGTCAGATGTGTGTGAGGCGATTTTTGGCAAGCATTCTGCTGGAGACCGTACCTCTGGCTTTGGACGTTCCGGCGCTGGGCTAAGCAGGACATCCCAGATCGCGCTTCCATCGTCAGATGCATCGCGAGATTTCAGGACGGCGACTTTCGCTCCGCCCCAGCGCCCTACGAGATAGGTATTCCCGTTCTTCGAAGTCTTTTCATAGAGCCGGAAGGCTCGGATGCTTTCGAAGTGGTTCATCGTCAGTTTACCCAATCGCCGTAGGTCAAAGTCGTTTTGGCAGGCCAGAACGCCATCATCACGGCGTCGGCAATGTTCGGCGATCTTGTTCCCTCCGGTGATTTGTCGACGATCAATTTCATCCGCGCCGATTTGCTTGCTGTCGGCTGGCTGAGTTCTTTTTCAAGCTGTCGTAGCAGTGGCAGGTTCGAAGGAATGCTGATCATGTCATCGACGCTCAGCCGAAGGCCCTCGGTTACGGCGCGGTGCGTATTCTCGAATCGACGCCGAAGCTGCCACCAGCCCTGGGCCTTCATATTTCCGTAAAAGTCTTTGTTGATGGGCGAATTGTAGTCGCCGATGATGACGAAGCTGTCGGGGTCGCGTGGCGAGGCGCCGGCATCCCACGGGATGAAATTGACGCTGTAGGGCATCAGGCCTTCATCTCGAAGACGGTTCGTTTCAGCCTTCACACCCGATCCGACGCCAATGCAATCGTACTGGACATCAACGGATCCTAGCTTCTGGCAAGCGGCGACGGCGCGCCGGGCGGTGAGACCGGTATCACGCTCGCCCCACTCCTCGACGTGCTTTAAGACCGAGCCCTTCCGCAGCGCGAGCGCGTTTCGATCGCCGCCGCCATCAGCAACATCGAGCGCACCGACCCACAGGCCATCATCGCCGAAGCCAACTTTCAGGTGCGCATCGATTGCGGATCGGACCCACTCGGCCGGGATGATGACGTTCTCGATGGAGGCGGCATAGTTGCGATCGACCTCTTGGGCGAAGACGTGAAGCAGGCCATCCGATTGCGCCTTGGCCCTGCGTTCGTCGTACCAGGCTTGGGTCTTGGCCGGGTGATCCCGCCAGTCGATGACAAAGATGTTAGCGCTGGTTTTCGAGACGGGACGGCCAGGCTGCCATTCCTGTCCGGCCTCCCGACGCCGATGGAAGACATTGCCGAGGCCATTGACCGACGAGATGTCGATTTGCACGCGGGTATTGTCAGCTAGGGCCGCCTCGATCTTTTCCGGCCGCTCGTAATGCGCGCTCTCGTCCTTGAAGTAGATGCGCTTACGGCCGCCACGGCCAATGTTGTCGCCAGCTTCGCCCGTGATCGTCGCGCCGGTCTCAGGGTTGATGATCCGCATGTAAGCAAGATCATCCTTGGGGCTGAAGCCTTCCGGTAGGAACTCTCTCGGCAGCCCGAGGATGATCATGCGCATCTTCTCGAAGATGCTATCGGGGTCGCCGATCTTGTCGACGAGCTGTTCTTTGCGCGAACCCCAGCCTACAGCCGCACCAGGCCAGAACAGCCAAAGCCAGACCGAGAAAGCGCAGCAGACCCACGTCGCGCCGACATCGCGGCACTTCTCGATTAGGCCGTTGGCTTCGCCGTCGAGGCAGGCTAGCAGGAATTGGACAAGATCTTTCTGGCGCTGAAAGAGCACGAACGGCAGACGAGACGGCAGCTCGCCACCGGTCACGCGAGGATCATAAGTGGAGACCCAGTGCTCAATGAACTCGACCGGACGGGTGCGATAGTATTCCTTAGCGCCGACTATCTGGCGGCGGACCTTTTGATAGCGGCGTTGGCGCTGGGCGAAAACGTCAGTGTAGTTGGGAGGCCATGTCTCAAGCATCGTCGGCCTCAAGGCTGCGGGCGTATTCCTGGGCCGCTTCCTGCGGGGTCATGTCGGCCGTGATCTGCTTGACGGTGATCGGTGCGCCATCCTTGCCGGTATGCTCGTTCAGGAAGCGCTCGCTGTAGCGGCTGGGGCGGAGCTTGGCCGCCGTCCACTTTCTGGCATCGATCTGCAACCGGGCGAGGTTTGCATCTTTCGCCTCATCAGCCAGATCGACGATCTGATCGGCGTAATGGTCGGCCTGCAGCTCTCGCGCACGCGCGTATTCGTTGCGAAACTCGATGTGTTCCTCAAGCCAGCGATACACGGTCACTCGGTCCGGCACGTCGATCGCCGAGCAAATGCTGATGAGGGACTTACCTAACGCGATCTCGGTGCAGATGCGGGTGGCGATTTCCTCCGAGTAGAGAGACGGCCGCCCTACCTTCCGAGGTTCAGCTTTCGCAGCAATTGGCTTGCTGACCGGCTTCTGTGACCGTGCAGTCTTTTTCGGTGGCGTGCGTTTCGTGGCTTTGGCTTTCGCCATGGGTACAGTCCTTTTGTTCGATCGGATGAACGCAACGCCACGGGCTCACTAATTTCGGTTCCACTACTCAGCCGCTTCTAAGAAGGATTGTTCAGTCTCGCCCAGCGCTTGGGCGCACTCGAACAGCGGCGCTGGGATGGGGCAGGCGCGGGGCTTGTAGTGCCGCGATTGATGGTGGCTAACGCAAAGCCATCTGACGTCTAGCGGACGACTATAGTCATTATGATGGGCTTCCAGTCGGCCACCGCATCCACCCAGATGGGCCATGTCGCAGCGGCTCGGCGTTATGAGTATGCCGGCCGCGAGCGCCTTGCGAACTTCGAGATGGGCCGCATACTTCTCTGCGTTGCGCGCGCGATACCGCTGCACGGCGAGTTTGTTGAGCCGCTTTCCGCGCTCTGAACGCCTGTACTCTGCCGCCGCCTTGCGCTGACGATCGGGATCGGCCGAGTATCGTCGACGCTCCCGCACGCGAAGGAGGTCGCCGTCTCGAAGCCGTCGTCGTTTGCTCCGCTCGGCATCGCACTGGCGGCAATTCCGCGAAAGCCCATCGGGTCGAGAACGATCACTGGAAAAATCACCGACGATCTTGATGGTGAGGCAGCATCCGCATCGTTTGCGACGCGGCTCTGTGAGTGGAGGTACGATGCCAAGCTCGTACTGAATGTTCATGACGGCAACTCCGAACGAACGAAGTTGAGGTTCAAAATTTTTGCAGGCGCTTTTTTTTCTTTTGCGATTTGCACTCGACGTGTTTCGAGTGATCGTCTCCGGCATCCCGCCCGTGCTCGCGCTACGCTTTGGGGCTTCGCGCCGCTCGGGCTGACGTCAACCAGGTTGAGAGAGTTGAAGGAAGAACGTTGCCGCTGGCCATAGCGCTCAAGCGCCGCGATGGCTATTGCGTCTGAACAAGTTGGGTTGTCCGTGGCCGACACACCTCCGATGCGCGCTCGCTTTGGGGCTCGCTTGTCGGCGTGCGGACGCGAACAGACATCATCCTGAGATTTTATTAGATGCGTATCTGCTGGATACCGGTATAACCTTGTTGGAGTATCGCATTGATACCGGTTGAGGGTTGTTTCGCCATGTTGGAGTATCGCATTGATACCGTGATGGCTGCCCTCCAGTATCTGAGGAATACCGGGAAAAAATTCGCGGCGACGTCCGAGCGATTTAGTTCTTGAAACATGCTTCGAGCGCAAGCAGATGTAGGACATCTCAGGATGATGTCTCACTGCCGGTCGCGTGATCTGAGTATCGATCATCATCGGTCACGGTCCTTAATTAGTGATTTGAGGTTCGCGCCGGATGTTCCGCGTATAGCGGACGATCTCCACTTGGGCGCTTATTCGCGCGTTGAAACGCGCAGCGATGTCATCTTCTTCGAGCTTCACCGTGTCGGGATCGTTGGCGACCGATCTGCTCTGCGGTAAACCCTGATGCTCGTAATCGGCAGTTGGCGGATTTCCGAGGCAGTCGGGAAACGCGGTCAACAGAAACATATTCACGTAGGATACGCCGTTACCGCCACGGCCTCGCTTGACGCGAACTAGGCCTCGCACTTCCAACTCTAGGATCGCGTTACTGATTTGGTTCCTGTTATGGATTCCAGTCTTGTCGCTGAACCAAGTCATACCTGCTATCAGAAGGCCATTCGCCCTCGCGTTCTTGTCCTCATGCTGATCCCAAAGCGCGTAGAAAATCAGCTTGGCTTCGGAAGATGCGTAGGACAGTGCGCGGCGGCACTTCGCCGGAAACATGCGAAATTGGTCTTTGGGTGCCGCAGTCAGCTTTGCATAGTCGGTGCGGGGGAGTAGATCGGTACGCCTATAGTCGTCGCAATAGGCGGCAAGTTCGTCGGGATAGCTGCGAGGCATTTCCATCGAGCCCGCAAGCTTTTGAAGCTTTACGATTTGGGCTTCTGGCGGGGCCTTGTATCGTCCGCGTCGCGAAGGATTAGGATTTGTCATGGTGCGGCGCTGCCGTGGCTGAAATTCCAGGGGACGCAGCACTGTGCGAGAAAAGATCAGCGGAGCACCGAAACGGCGCTCTGCTAGTTGTTGGGTAGCGAGCGTTACGGATTGGCCGCTCTGCGCTCAGAGGGGTGAGTGGCAATCGCCGTCCCAGCGCGCTGGGTATCTGGCCGATCAAACGGCTTCCAAGGCGCGAACCATGGCCCTTGATGTTCAGAATCGATGACGGTTAGCCGAGCCGCCGTCTCGATATCGAGGAACATGGCCGGCGAATCTGCGCCGATGTGCCAAACCTCAATGCAGCCAGATATGCCGAGATCGGCAAAGACCCGGGCTGCGTCCAAGGCTGGACAACGTGAGTGGCAGACAAGCCGATTGGCGGGTGTGCCATCGATGCCAGTGTCGAAGGCATCGTACATCGGCCCTTTGGCACCGGTGCCAACGCGTTGAAGCAAGATGCGGTAGCAGGCTCTTGAACTTGCCGTTTCTGGAATGGCAACGGTTGACGGATCGG